CCAATCTGAACTTCGATTTCCTCTATTGTATCATACTGTTCATCATATCGGCGCTGCAAGTCCAAAATTTTTCTGTCATAGTGGGCATCGTTGATGTCCAAGGTATCCATCTGACGCTCCAAGCGGCTTTTCGTTCCAAAGGCTTGCTTTAGCCGCCCTTGTAGGACAGCAATCTGCTTTTCCATATCTTCTGTATCAACTGCTGTTCCGATTTTCGCCTGAATCGCTTCTACAAACCGTGGATTATTGACCATAGCGGAGATAACCTTCGCCACAAATTTATTGATTTCCGTCTGCTCGATATTCAGACGAAAGCTGCACTCATGCCCTGTCGGTGTAACCGTATTTTTGCAGTAGTAATAATACCGTGTTTTCTTGTCCTTGCTGTGTGCCTTGGCGATATTGCCGTACATACTCTTGCCGCAGCATGGGCATTTCAAGATACCGGACAGGATGTGTGCGTGGTCTGGATTGTTGACCTTTTCCCGCTTAAAGGAATTGATCTTGCGCTTTTCCTGTGCCAGATACCAATCCTCTTCAGAAATGATAGCTTCGTGCTGTCCTTCATAAACCGGAAACTCCGACTGCTCAACCACGTGCATCTCGTTTCTTGTACCCTGTTTCTTTTCAGTTCTTCGTCTGCCGTAAGCAATCTTTCCCATATAAACAGGATTGTACAATACATTTTTCACAAAATCTCTTGAAAATCCCGGAATGGTATTATTCTGTCTTAGTTTCTTTACATAACCATTGCGGTTCAGATATTTGGCAACTCCTGCAACACCCTCGTTTGTATGAATATAACGATCATAGATTACTCGGATAACTTCCACTTCATCCTCTGCAATGACAAGGTTTCCGTTTTCCAGTTTGTATCCATAGGGAGCGAAACCGCCGTTCCATTTGCCCTCACGAGCCTTTTGCTCCCGTCCTGCCATTGTCTGGGTGCGGATATTCTCTCGCTCGATTTCTGCCACCGCAGACAGCACAGAGATCATCAGCTTTCCGGCATCCTTGGAGCTGTCAATGCCATCCTCCACGCAGATCAGATTAACACCGAAATCCTGCATGAGTTGCAAAGAGTTCAGAACATCCGCCGCATTTCTGCCAAATCTGGAGAGTTTAAAAACAAGCACATAGGAAACGCCGTCTTTTCCGGCCTGGATGTCATTCAGCATCCGTTGAAACTCCTGCCGCCCTTGGATATTCTTGCCGGAAAAACCCTCGTCAGAATACTCCCCGGCAATGGTCATATCCTCGTATGCCGCATACTTTCGCAGCTTGTCACGCTGGGCATCCAAGCTGTATCCGTCAACCTGCATCGAGGTGGA